GTGCCCAGCCCACTGGATATTAATTGCGCGCCATCTCCAGAAACCCAATTCCCGAACGGCTTTGCGATTATTGAATCCCATGCTATGTCTATCTTTCCAAACAGATCTGCATTCTTCCACTCGTCAGAACTGGTCATGTCAGTGATCTTGCGTTTTACGCCTGCAATCTTATCATCTACCACATCCATAACCGCATTGATTCCGTCTGTTATCCCTGGCATTGCATCAGCTATTCCGCCTGCAATATCTCTCAGGTATGGAGATAGACGTTTCCCGAAGGCGTTCTCTGTGCCTTCGATAGCGCTCTGCATTAATGTAAAGGAGCCTTTAAGGTTGTCCAGCATCGTGTCAGCCATTCCCTCTGCCGCATCTTTTGAATTGCCAATTGCTGTGCTCAGCTTGTTGTAATCCTCTTCACTGGCGTTGATGATTGCTAACATGCCGGC